CACACTGCGCCCGGAGATACTCTAACTGATTTCTTTTCGGACACGGGTTCGACTCCCGTCAGCTCCACCAGAACGCGCACCAGGCGAACACCCCAAAAAGCCTATACCTATGCGGATTGTCGCATCTGCTTACGGCTTTTCAGTTTACTTTAAGCTCGCCGGATGACGCCAAATTGAAAAGCACCTGCTGGTTTTCAGCAGGTGCTTTTGTTTCACCTATTTACTTCTTTTTCTCCCCTTCTACCACCGCAACAACATCAACCTTCGTCTCCTCCGTCATCTCCGCCAGCCAGTGTGCCAGCTTATCCTTCAAGCCCGCCGGAACCGGCAGATCGCACAGCAGCATATTCTTGATAATGCTCGTCGCCTCATACATCACATACACAATACAGAAGAACTCCGCCACGCCCAGATTGGTAATACCGGCCTGGGCCAGCGCTCCCTGCATCTCGCTGCCGCACAGCCCCAGCGCGTTGAAGTGCAGCAACATGTCAACCAACACCAAGAAGAACACGCTCACCAGCATCCCGGCCTTGCGGATGCCCCCGTCAATGCCCACAGAACTGTTCCACTTGTGGAACTTGGCCGCCCGCAGGCAGCCAAGGAATGTATCCATGGCAATCGCCAGCACCACGCCCTTCACAAAAATGTTGTTGCACGCCTCCAGAAACTTTGCCAGGAACATCACATTCTCAAACATCATTATCCTTATACCTCCATCATCGGAATGCCGTATTCTTCTGCCGCGGCGTGCTCAATACGGCAGCCGCGTGCGCAGGCCCAGTCACGTGGAAATACCGCCAGATCCGCGGACGCCAGATATTTCAGCGATTCTCCCAGATACCACAGCGGCTTTGCATCCGCCGGGGCATCCTCAAAAAACGTATCCAACACCTCCAGCGTTTCGCCAGGGTACGTTTCAGCCATGGCAATCAGATACTTGCGCTCCTTCAGAATCTCGTCAGAGCTTTTTCCGTTCATGGGCTGCGAAACAAATAACTTTTTCATGCGTTCCTCCTTTATCCAACATACTGCGCTACATACTTTTCCGCCTTCGTCCAGCCTTCTGCCTCGGCCAGGGCGTAGAATTTCACAGCGTCGCCATTGCTCACCGCGCCGATGCACTTTACCTGTTCGCTGTTGGCGGCGGGCAGGCTGCAATAGCGTCCGGCACTCACAAGCTCCAGCGTGCGGGCCAAATCGTCACATTTTGCCGCCGCAGCAGCGGCCAGCGGGCCGACCATCAGGCACTGCATCGTTTTGCCGGTGGGCTTGTCGCTGATCTGCTCGGTGCTGCCGTTGTCGGCTGCACCGTAAACGCCCACAGCGTTGCGTGTGCCGCTGTACCGGGTGGGGTCAACACCGCGCCCGGTGACAGTGTTGCGGGCCTCCAGGTGGACGTGCTTATACCCGCCCGCCGCGTTGCCGGTGTTGCCCATCACGGCCAGAATGTCGCCGCTCTTAACGTGCTGGCCCTCTTTCACAAGCAGTCTGGCGTTGTGGGCGAAAACCAGATAATTCACATCGTCCGGCGTCTGTCCAGCGTCGAACAGCACCCCTACATAATTTCCCCATTCCCATGTTTTATTGTTACGATTTGTGACACACCGTGCGCGGCGCACCGTAGCCGCAATGCTGCGCAGCGTGCCGTCGTCGTTCTGATAATAGGGCATCCGCACATAGGTGTCATCCAAGCCGACGACGTCAACGCCCCCGTGCCAGGTCTTACCGTTGCCGCGTGTATAGCCAAATCGGCCATAGTTATACAAAATTTCCGTGCGGCCCATGTAAATACCGTTCTGTTTCATCTTATCCCTTTCTTTCCATCAAAAACAACCACCATGCTCGGAAATGGTGCGCTATTTTTGCATCCTCCGAATTTCAGCCGTCCACGTACAAAACGAACTTCCGCCTTGTGGTATATGTAGTCATGGAACCACCGCGTATCCGTCCGTGCAGGCAGCAGCATTACCACAAATCCCCCCCCCCGCAGCCGTTTCCGACGCCTTTTTGACCCAGCGCCAGACATCCCGCCCATAGGGCGGATTGCACCATACGCGGCCCGGCCAGGGTTGTGCCAGACCGTCCTGCTCCGGTGTGTAGTAATCGGGGGATTTTGCATTATCGCGCACAGCGCAAGCGTCCAGGGTGAAGCCGAACTCCTCATCCAGCGCCGCGTAGAGCTCCGGCGGCGTGGCCCACATATCGGTAGCGCTTGAAAACATCAAATCCGTGTTCATAAACCCTCATCCGTATCCATCACCAGCGCCTCATACTCGTCCAGCAGATCCCGCGCGGCTGGTATAGCCTCGCGGTAATCCCACAGCACAAGCATCACTCGCGCCAACAGGTCCGCTTCCGGTGTCATCCGTTGGTCACTCCGGTCAGGCTTTCATACTCGGCACTCGTGATTTTTTTCCACTCTTTCGCCTGCTCCACCATCTGTACCCAGTCTCCCCGGCTGAATTTAGGTTTCATCGCCTGCAGGATCGTATACATTCTGTTCATTGCTTTCCTCCTCCGGGATGAAAATTCCCGCCATTTCTGCCACATACTGCATCGTCAGGTTCTGCTTTTCCAGCTGATCCCGTAGCATAGCCGCCTCGGCCTGGGCATCCTCCAGCTGCTTGTCCTGTCGGATCGGCAGGGCGGCACGTGTAATTTTCATACTCTTTTTCCTCCCACAACTTCTTGTAATAGGCGTCTGTCCGGGCAATCACTTTAAAGGCGTTGCCTTTGCTGATGTAGTTTTTCCATGCAGCATAGCACTCATCTACCTTGGCACGGCTCCGCTTCCCCTGTTTTGCAAGTTTCACAAGCCGTCTCAACTTGCGTCGCTCGTGCTTAACGGTCTCCGACCTTACGATCATAATGATCTTACCGGTCTCCGTCATCCGCCAGGTAAAGCCAAGGTAGTCAAATGGTTCGCCGATTGGCTGTATATGAGTTTTCTTTTCGTTCAACACAAGCCCTAAAGTGCCAAGCCATTCCAGAATCACCTTCAACTCCTGCTCCAGCGCTTTCCTGTCATGATGAATTGTCAGGGAATCGTCCTGGTACCGCTGGTAATGCTCCATCCGCAATCGTTCTTTAATATAGTGGTCAAGCGGATTCAGCAACCCTATTCCTGCAATCTGCACCATCTGGCTGCCGGGATTGTACCCGGTTTCTCCGGTATACTGGTCGTCCAACACGCCGCAGACGCGGCCCAGCACCTCACCGCTTACATAATAGCCAAACATCCCTTTCACGCTTTCGTGCTGCATGCTCGGATAATATCCATGAATGTCTGTCTGCAAAAGCCAGCCGTCCAGCCCATGCTTGCGGTAGAACCGCCGCATGTGTCCCTTCCAGCGTTTAATAGCGTAGTCCGTTCCCTTGCCAATCTGGCACGCGCAGTTATCCGCTATAAGGCTTTTGGCTACTGCCGGGTACAATTCGTTGTCATTCAGACTTCGCTGGTATACGCGGTCTCGGAACGGTATGCTCAATCCCTCCCGCTTTTTGGGGTAGGTAATCAGGATCGGCTTCGGCGTTCCGTTCTTCCATGTACCGTTTTTCAGCTTTTCTTCCATCCGCAATACATTTTCCAGGTCATTTAGCACAAAAGATTTTACGCTCGGCTTCCAAATCACCCCCTTCCTGCACTTCCGCATCGAATCGTATAGTGCGTCAAAATCAATCGGGTTTATTTTCCCGTCGTCCATGCTCATAAAAAATTTCCTCATGCTTGCAGCGGATAGTCCCGCAGGGCTTTCCACGTCAATCGGATGTTGTTTTCCCCTGACCGGGGCGGGAGTTCGGCTCCTTGTGTCATGCGCAGATGCTCACCCGCGCTGCGCGCAGGCTTTTTCGGTATCCAAACACACACAATCGGGGCGACGCGCCAGGCGTTGATAGCGTTGTTGGTGTTCACATTGCCGCTGGAGTTGACATTCCACGTATTGTAGCCATTGCCGCGGTTCGCGGAACGCAGCCGGACGTTCTGGGTCAGCCTACATCCCGTGGCACGTTACAGCTTGCCGTATCGCTTCACATCAGCCTCGTGCCACTTGCGGATCAATCCGCGGGTCTCTATCGTCATTTTAGCCCAGTAGGCCACACGCTTGCTTTTTAAATGGAACAAGCTGCGTGCCAGGCTCAACAGAGCCAGCAGGTTGTTGCACTGCAAAGCCGCCTCTTCCTGCAGCTTATTGCGTCGCTGCCATTTTTCTGCGCTGTCATCCACACGGACATTGTTAGCGGTCCATGCGCAGATATAAATTTTCTTTGCTGCAGTCAGCAGGTCGTTTGTAATCCCGCCGTCATATTCAGGCAAGAAGATTTTTCGGTTTCCGCAGCAGCGGATCGTATGCTCCGCCAACTCCCGTGCCTTCAGGCAGGCGTCAAGCTGGCGGTTTGCAGGGGTATCCGGTACATTCCGCTGTCCTACATTTACAGCCACTTCTTTACTTCCTCCTTCATCCCCGGCATCCGTGGGTGCCGGGGATTGTTCGATTAACCGATGAACACAAGCGGGGCGACGCGCCAGGCGCTGATAGCGTAGTTGGTGCTCACACTGCCGCTGGAGTTGACACTCCACGCATAGTAGCCATTGCCGCGGTACGCGGAACGCAGCCGGACGACCTGGGGTGCCGTCCGGCTCTCCACAGCGTATGTACGAAGTTCCGGGTAGGTCTCCCATTGTGCGTACTTTGCGCCGGTTCCGTTCAGGTGTACGTAATATTCCTGCGCCTCGCCTTCCCCTGCCTGCTGCGGCGTGATAAACATCTGCTCAATGCTCGGCAGTGTGACTTTGTCGTAGGTAATATCCGGCGTGTTGCCCTTGGCCTTATCGTCGTAGCATACAGTATTGCGGTACGTCTGCACCTTTACCGGCTTGATAGCAGCCAGCAGCGCCGGATCAATCCCGCACAGGTAGCCGTCCTTGCTAGCCAGCTGGTCAGGTGCCAGGTCCCATCTGCTCTGCGGTGTCCACCACTCGCCCTTAGGCTTGTCGCTGTTCAGGTACTGCCGCATTGCACTGCGGCTCCAGCAGTTGTCGCCATAGCTGAAACGGTGGATGCCATTCAGGTTTTCGTCTCCGGCAAGCGTCAGCGTGCCCAGACTCGTTCCATCTGCGCCCTCAGCAATGCCAACAGTCTCCAACACGGTGCGGCTGTCCGCTGCATACACCATGATTTTCAGCGTGTCGTAGGGCTTGTCTGCGTCCCAGCTGCCGCGTAGCCCGGCAATCTTTCCGCCCGCCGGGACGTCTTTTGTCAAAGTAAAGTGGAAGTTTACGCCCTTGGCCACAAAACTTTTACTGCCATAGCTGTCCCCGAAGGTAAAGCTGTAGGTCCCGGCAGCCAGTCCGTCGTCGCAGCGCATAATGGCCTGATACTGGCTGAACTGCACGCCAAACGGGTGGGCATACTTGGCCTGCAACCACATGCCGGGGATTTTTGTTCTGTCCTCCAGCGTCTCAGTGCTGAAATGGTTGATCCGCAGCGGGTTGTCGTAGCTCTTGCTTATCGCCGTATCCGTCCAGCTGTTTTCAACCAGGTCACCTGCGGCAAAATAACGGGCCGCCTCCCCACTGGCCGCAATCTGCTGTAGTGCGGCCATATCGGGCAGTTCAATATCTCCGCTTTGCCCTGTGTAGGCCGCCGTGACATTGCCGTCAGCCCCCACAATCAGGTGTTTCCCTGCATTGGCCGCACCGTAGTTCAGGGGAGCCTTGCGCCCCAAAGCCTTCTCCACATCCACTGTCGATGCTTTTTTATCCAGCGCATCCCCGACTGCCTTAGCGTCCGCCGCTGCGCCTTCCACACCCAGCGTTTTGTCAACGGCAGTTATTTTGCCGCCTCCGCCCACCTGCTGCATCAGCAGCGCGGCCAGCAGCTCATCATTCAAACTCATACCCTCACCTCACTGCGCCACAAACTTGCCGCTCTCGTCCGCCACATACACCTTGTGCTCGGCCTTGCCTACCACGTACAGCATCGACAGCGGCGCGAATGTCTCGTAATCTTCCATACCGTCCACATTTGTGCCGTCCGTCGGCAGCACTGCCGGGACAGTATCCGATGCCAGTACGCACCGGTACTGTTCGCCCTTGTACCATTCCTTGCTTACGCACTTCATAGTCTCTCACTCCTTTCAGCTTGTTCCCTTCAAGGTTTTCACTTCCTCCTGCAGTGCAGCAATAGCCTGCATAGCTGCATGCAGCGTCTCGCCCTGTCCGTTGGTTATGTCGCCGGCAATCCATAAGTTTCCGGAATAATCCAGCGTTTCAATGTTGGCGGGGTATTCCGTTGACTGGCCAAAGCCAACGATGTGAATGTACTCTCCGGTCTTATTGAATATGCCCTCCACATGTTGGTACGGCATGTTCGCTATTGTGCCCCACCCTTCCGCATGGCTCTGAATTCCGCTCGCTTCTGTGTCATCGCCTTCTGCGTGGCTATAGTCGCCGGTGGCCTTGCAATTATAACCCTCCGCGTGGCTTCCCACCCCACTGGCCGTTGTACGACCTCCTTCTGCGTGGCTGTATGTCCCCGTCGCGGCGTTATTTTTGTAATCGTTAAATATTTCTCCGCCGTCTTTCGCGCCTTGCCCCACACCGGTGCTGCCGCCTGTTCCTTCCGGCAGCACCAGATTCAGCTGCGGTTCTTCTGCCGTGCCGGTAATACTGGCAGATGCCGTACTTCCTGTTGTCACCGTGCCGATCTTCAGCTGCGGTGCCTTTCCGTCTGCACCCGCCGGGCCCCGTTCGCCGTCCTTACCTTTTTCTCCCTTCAAACTCGTCAGCCATTCCTTTACGCTGCCCACAAAGCCATTCGCTACCGCAACTGCGTATGCCGACACCGGTCCCAGGTCTTTGTTCATCCTGAACTTTCCTCCTTTCCGTCATTGGCCCACAGATGCCCGTCGTCCTTTACTTCAAAATTGTAGCCGGCAAGTGCGCTCTCCGCCGCCTGCTCGGCTCTTGCCGCTGCAGCCTCGGCCCGTTCGGCATACCCCTTGGCTTTTTCGGCTTCTCCAACGTGCGCCAGCGGCCTTGCAATCGCATTTCCGACAAGCTCGTCCGCCACATTCATCACCTCCACCTATAATTATAAAAGGGCGAACATGGAATTTCCCCCCACGTCCGCCCTTTTTAGGTTATTTCTTTTCCTTCTTCTTAGAGTCCTCCACCCATTTGCTCAGATCCTTCTGTGTGTACAGCGCTTCGCCGTTCACGCGCAGCGCCAGCAGCTTCGATGCGATCTCCGCCCTCTGGGCGTCCTCAGCTGCCAGATACAGCGGCTTCCACTTGCTTGTCAGGCTGCTCCGAATTGAGGAACGTGCCTCCTTCGCGGTCTTGCCGCCGTCGATCTTGTTCTGCACCAGCTTGTTCAACATATCCTGCGCCTCGTCCATCTGGCCGCGCATCAGGCGGCTGTTCAACTTGGCGTTGGTATCGGTAAAGGTTTCATCTACGTGCAAAGGATCCTGCAGGGCCGTCACAATGTCGTAGGCGCTCTTTACCTCCCGCACCGCGGTGCCCACCGGAATGCCGGTTACATCCGCAATCGCGTTCGCCGTCTTGTAGAGCAGCTTGTAGGGCGTCACATTGCTGTTTGGATTCTGCGTCAGGAACTTCTGCCATGCCACCACCGCATTGTACATATCCGTGGCGGCCTCCATATCCGTCCGGGTCGCATCGTACCCGTCAAAGATGGAAATTACGTCCTTCACCATCGGGATATTGTTCAGCAGGTTGATGTTGTCCACGAAACCGTCCCACAGCGCGTCAAGATAGCGTTCTCCAAACTCCTTGTCCTTGTCGTCGCTCCCTGCGCGCATCGCATCGATCAACCCCGCCGCTGCCGCCGTGCCGAAGGCCGTCACAAAGTAGGTTGCCATCACGCGGCCCATGTTGGCCCTGGCTCCTTCCTCCCTGTGTGCCACCTTCACTGCCGCCTCGGCGATCATACTGTAGGTCTTGGTCGGCTCCGCAAAGAAGTTCGTCGCCATCTGCGTCAGCATGTCCTTGCTGCGCATAATCTGGCTGCGGTGCAGCACGCTGTCCACGACCTGCGTTTTGTCCACGATCTCACTCAGTCGTGCGGCGCAGTAATCAATGGATTCCTGGCTTCCCGGCTTCATGCCCTTGTCCCTGGCTTCCAGCTCGCAGGCGTTCCAAAGCGTGCCCCAGGTGATTTTATCTCCCCACTCGGCTCCCATCGTGCTGATCTCGCGCACCTTATCCAGCGTATCACGCTCGCCGGTCAGCACGCTCTTCATCGTCTGCCCGATGTTTGTCTCAAAGTAGCCCCAGCTTTTCCACTTGGCAATTCCGCAGTTGCTCTCAGCCCGCTCCATGCCCTGCTTCAGCCTGCCCACGTCGTAGGCCAGCGCTGCCGTCAGGTATTTCGGGCTTATCACTGCTGCAGCACGGGTGTATGCCGTCGGCTGCTGGATCGCCACGCGCAGGTTCGCGCCCACCTTGGCAACCTTCCAGTTGCGCACCATGGTTTTGGTCAGCCGCCCGTAGCCGGTCTGGCTCGGGGCTGCGCTCACCCCGTTTATATCCTGCATCAGCGTCTGGAAGAATTTCTTGCCATTCGCGCCGTAAACTCCGTCGATTGCCTCCTTCGTGCTGATCTCGTTCTCGCCGTGGTAGTTGTACCACTTCATAGCGTCGCTCAGCGGGATAGCCCAGGCATTGTAGGTCGCCATGTTGGCAACGTGGTCACACCAGGTATCAAACGCATCGTTGATGATCAGCGGGTTGTTCGCCTTGCGCTGCAGGGCCTTGGTAAAGCCCTGATTCTTGATGGCATACAGACCCGGCGTGTCTCCCGCCGTGGCGTCGCTCGTCCGCGTGTAGTTGCTATCCGTCTTGATGGGCCAGTAGTAGCTTTCGGTAAACTTATTCAGCCCGTACAGCTTCTGCGTCACCTCATTGCCCCAGCCTGCCGGGCCGTCTGTAGCAGAGAGGTACGCTGCCATCTTCCGGGCCATCTTCACCTGCTCGTTCGTCAGGCTGCTCGTGATGTCGGCAAGGTCGCCCGGCGTCAGCCGCACACGCTTTTTCTTCTTGCCGTCCTCCATTATGCTGATGCCGCCCTTCACAAGATGCTCATGGGCCTGCTGGCGCTGTGTCAGGTTGTAGATTTCCATCCGCTGTCCAACCGTCAGCGCAATTTCGTTGCCGTCGGCCAGCTTGAAGGTCTGCCGTTCAGCTTTGTCGCCGGTCCACTTGCTGATGTCGGCATCGCCCTTGATCTCCGCAAACTTCTCCTGCGCAGCGTCCAGCTTCCATACGCGCTTGTCAAAGCCGTCCCGGATAGGCTTGTACACATCGTTTTCCGCAACGCTTCCAAGACTGCTGAAGTACCGCCGGGCGTCCATCATGTCCAGCCCCAGCAGCTGCGCGGTCATGTCACCCACCCGGGTGTCCGCAGCCTTGCCCAACAACGCATTGCGGTTTTTCAGCTGGCTGGCCTTCACACTCTGCATGTCAAGGATGCTGCCCTCGGCCACTGTCTGCACAGCCTTTCCGCGCCCGTCTGCCATCATTTTGTTTGCATTCAGGATGCTGGTTTTCATGCTGGTCAGGATGTCCGCCAGCTGCTGCGTCTGCCGCCCGTTTAATTTGTGCAGGTCGATGTCACCGACGTCATCGATCAGCTCGCTGATCATATTCGGCAGGTCGGGGTCAAAGTCTGCATAGTCGTCCGCGTCGTTCAGTCCTTTGTCCGCGTCCAGGCTCTGCTGCGCCATCTGCCGGATGTCCTTCATCGTCTCCTGCCAGCGGATGTCGCTCTTGGTGCCCCTCGCGCTCGTGCTCGGGTCGATCTTACCCAGCAGGTCATACACAGCCTTTTCCATCTTGGTCTGCACGCGCCCGGCCTCATTCGGCTTTGCCAGCCACTTGTACAGCTGCTTCACATTCTTCTGCACGCTGTCCCGCGCCCGATCCAGCAGGATCGTATCCTTCCGCCGCTCGTTCAGCGTCTCAAACGCAGCACGCTGGTTCAGCAGCTGCTTCTGCATCTTCTTGTAGTCCGGCGTGTCCATCCGCATCAGCTGCGCCTTGTACCCCTCGGCCTGCCTGTTCAGCCGCTCGGCCACCTTGGTGTTGTTGGCCTGCGCTGCCTTCCGGGTCGTTTCGATCCACTTGGCCCGCAGCTTTGCCTTCTGGGCGCTCTGGTCGCTCTCCAATGCCTTTACGCGCACCTCATAGGCAGCTTTCTGGGCCGCCAGCGCCGCCTTCTGCTCTGCGCGCAGAGCCGTCCGGGTCTGGTTCAGCTGCGCAGCCGCCTTGTCCGCCCGGGTCTCCCTCGTCGGCGTTTCCAGATACGCATCCATCAGCTCCTGCCCGGCCAGCGCCGCCGCTGTGTCCAGGTCGTTGCCGTAGGCGTCATGGTACTGTACCTGACTGGCCTCGTACACGCCCAGCGCATTGCGGATGTTGTCTACGGGTGCCGCCTCCGCGTCAAAGATCGTCGGCCAGTTATCGGCCATCTCCATCATAGCGGTGTCAAGGTTGCCGGTCACGTCCTCTCCCACCAGCTTCAGGTTCACCCGGCCAAACGTGTTTTTGCGCACGTTGGCCCAACTGTGCGTGCCGTCGGCACCGTCGCCGTACTCGCTCATCAGGTCGCCGTACTCGGGGCTGTTCTTCCGGATCTCAAACGTAGTGTTTTTCAGCCAGTCGCGCACCGGCGCGTAGTAGTCCCGCAGCGTGGTATCTTTAACGGTAGATTCCTTCAGCACGCCCCGCGCAATATTTGTCAGGGTCTCCAGCGCTTCCTCCGTGCTGACACCGTCCCTGCTGATCTTGCTAAACGCCCGCTCCAGCTCACCGGCCAGCTGGCTCTTGCCGTACCGGCTGCCGTACTTGTCAATGAACTCGCTGGCCGTTTTCTGCACGGCCTTCTTCTCCATCAAATGCCCGCCGGACAGCTGTGTTTCCTGCCGCCAGTAGTCGGCGCTCTCACGGGCCTTTGTATACTTCCGCGCCAGCTCCCGCTTTTCGGTCTCCGCTGCCGTCAGCTGCTTCTTCAGCTGCTCCTTCTCGGTAGCCTCTCCCACGATCTGCTCCGCCGCCGTCTGTTTTTTCTTGCTGAACTTCACGTTCTCCACGCTGTTCAGCGCCCTCAGGCGCGCGTCCTCGTCGTTGGCGGCATACTCGATCACAGGCACGCCCAGCTTTTCCAGCTGGCCGCGCACGCTGTCGCTCACGTTGTCAGGCAGAATAGCCGCCTTCACCTCGTCAAAGCCGACGGCCCGCCGGGGCTTTGCCTCAAAATATTCGGTAGGCAGCTGCGCAGCATCCCTGTACAGCGTTTGCAGCCGCTTTGCGGTTTCCGGGCTGATGTCATACCCTTCCCCCGCAAACGTCCTGCGTATCGCCGCTGCCGTTTTCTTTCCGGCAGCCTGCAGCATTACGTTGGAAATAATGTCGCATTCTTCAAACTCGTTGTCGGCGTGCGCCTTCGTTTCTTTCCTGATCCGGCTGATTGCATCGCTGATCTGACCGTCCACAGACTCAATCTTGGCCTTGTAGCTCTCACTCTCCTCGCTGCCCAGCCGTCCGCTGTCCTGCTTCAGCTCGGCAATGCTGCTGTACTCCGGCGTACTCACACTCTGCAGCCCCGCCGGGGTCACGCCCCACATATCGCCGCCGCGCTCCGGGCTCTGCTTCATCACGCGGACGATGTTTTCCAGTGTTACCGGGTAGTGCAGGCTCTCAAAGCTCTTGCGGTCACCGTTGGCCTTGTAGCGCTCCTTGCCGTTGTAGATGCCTTTTTCTCCCAACACGCCGTCCAGCTGGCCTTCCAGCCACTTCTCCACGTCGGCATCATTCACCGTTTCCCGCAGCTTGTCGCTTGTGGCCATGCGGTCAACCTCGCCTTGGGTTTTTCCTCCGTCCTGGTACATGTTCCAGGCGCTGTCAATCAGGTCGTGAATCGTGAACCACGTCACATTATTCTCCATGCTGCGGTTTATTCTTTCTTCCCGCTTCTGGGCAATCGTGTCCGCGTCCCATCCTTTTCGCGCCGCCTGTCTTTGCAGCATACCATCCGTGGTTTTCCGGTAGTGGTCGCGCAAAACGCTGCGTACAGCGTCCTCAACGCCGTCAGGCACAACGCCTGTCGTTTGAAACGCCACCTCCGTTTCTGCCAGTTTTTGCACCCCCACCTTATCAATGACTTTTTGAACGGTCTCGTTTCCGTACCGGCTCCACACCTTTTCCATCTTCACCGGCTCCAACGTCTTGCCCTGGTCGGCCAGGTAGGCCGCCCGCGCCGTGTCGTCGTTGGAGAGCAGCGCCGCCAGCGTGCGGGTGTCCATGTCGGTTGTCCCCTCGACGTTGTGCGCGCGCAGCAACGACCCTCTGCTAAAGATTCCACCGGCCACCTTGTCAGACAACAGCTGTATTTTCCGCTCCACCTGCCTGGCTTTTTCGGTGTCAACCTTATAGTCGATCTGCGGTGCCGTCGGCGTATAGCCGTCGCCGCCGTACACCTTGTTCTCACTGTTCCGCTGCGGGTCAATCGTATCCTTTCCAAACACCAGGCTGATCGGCCCGTACTTGCTATGCCCCTGCTCTGCCTTGATAACCGCAATACTCGGCATCGGCAGTCCGCCCAGCTCAAGGCTCCGCTCCAGCGCCCGTTCATCCACATTATGCACGGCAACCAGGTCTTTCGTTTCCTCCACCGGCACATCCATACTGAACTTTACGTTATTTTTGCTGAAAGAATCTCCGTTTACTGCAAACACCGTGTCTCCGTTCCCGGTGTCCGGCTTTTCGGCCCGGCGCTGTTCGGCGGTATAGTTCATCCGCTTCTGCACATCCCGCGCCTCGATCTCGCCCGCCGTATCCCGGTACAGCTCAAACGGTGCCCGGCTTTCTTTCATGGGGTTCATCACAAAGTCCCGCAGGCCCCTGTAATAGTCCAGCACGCCTTCGTTGATTCCAGCCTCAGCCGCCTGCCTGTACACATCCTCATACGCCTCAACGTTGTGCTCGGTGACGTACTTTTCCGCATGACGTGCCAGCCGGTCAATGCCCGGGTAGCGGTTACGCAGGCTCTGCAGGTTGCGGGTCTGCTCCTGCATGTCCCGGGTAACGATCTCATTCCCGCCCGCCAGCATATTCTGCCAGTATTCTGTGCTGGCCCCGCTGGCAAAGCCTTCATAGTTCTGTATCCAGTGCTGTACCTCGTGCAGCAGGGTAGACTTCGCCTTGTCGCTCGCGTATTCGCCCAGGAAATTCTTGTTCAGTACAATATCGTTTTTTCCGTGGTTGTAATACCCTCGCAGTCCTTCTTCCATCTCCTCAAACCGCAGCGTGATGTCCTTCAGCTGCGGGTACTGCTCATACAGGCCCGGTGCTTTCAGGTATTCGCTCAGTTTCCCGCCGTCGGCAGCGTTCTTGGGCTTCACCACCTTGGTCAGCTCCTGCAGCCGCTTCCACTCCCCGTCGGTAATGGTCATGTCCTGCACCTTGCTCCACAGGTTTTTATACTCTGCATAGTCCGGATTCTCGGCTTTAAGGTTGTCGCCCTTGCGGTTGAACTCATCCGTGCTGTTGTCCACCTCATACCGCCACATACGGTCTGCCCCGCGGAACCACCCCGTAGCCTTGCGGATGTCCTCGGCATCCTCGCCGTTTTTCTCCATGATGCGCGCCTCGCGCAGCGCATCCCGGTCAACGTTCTGTCCTTGCACACCCACATAGCTGTACTTGTTTTTCTGTTCCCCCTTCTGTTCAACTTGAACATTTTTCTGTTTCCCGGTCTCATGGGCATTGTTCTTGGCCGCGTCCAGCGCGTCCAGATACTCATCAACGATTCCGGCGGCCTCTTGCAGGTTTTCCGCCCGCTCGGCCAGCTTGCGGCCCTCGGCAGCGCCTAGCGTAGCGTCCCCGCCGCGCAGCACGTTCTTGATGCTCTCGATCAACTGCCCGATGGCATCACGCAGCGTTTGCAGGATCGTCCGCTTCTGTGGTGTCGTATACTGGTCCGCGGTCAGGATGTAGTCGCAGTATTGCTCCACGCCGTCATCCGTGCTCATGATGCCGCTCAGAAGATCTGCAGCCACCTCATCATACAGCCCCGTGTCGGTTCCGTAGGCGTTTTCGTAAGTCTTAAAGACCTTGTCCTGTGCCTCGGTCATGCCCACCTTTTCCGTGTAAAATGCCAGCGCCGTCTGCTTCAACGCGGCCCAGCCCTCGGGGTTGTTCTGCTGGATGTAGTGCGCCGTCTCGTGCAGTGCCGTCTGGTAGCTGTTCACGCTCTTTTCGCTCAGGCTGATCTCATTGTTCGCGGCATTGTAACTGCCGTTCACAGCGTTGCCGTTCCCATCGTCCAGCTCTCCGGCAATCGTCACATTGGTTCCCAGCTTCATGGCCGCCAGCTGCAAAGCCTGCAGCGGCGTGCTGGTGCTCTCAGGCGTCGTGCCGCGCATCGTGATAGACGGGTTCCCGCTCACGCCGGGCGCTGCCATCGGTTCAGCAGCGGTCACTGTGCTGCGCCCAGCCTCATACGCCGCCCGCAGCGCCGTTTCGTTGTTCACCACGGCAGCCGCCGGGGCCACGGCACGCACGCCCTGCTCAAACGTCAGGCTGCCTGTGCGCCCCGCATTGTACAGCCCGCTCATAGCCTGCACATAGGTGTCAACGCTGCCGCCTCGGTAGTTCTCCACCAGCGCCGCATTCATAGCATCGTTGTAGATGCCGCTCTCGGCGATCTTCTGCACCTCGCCCACGTTCTTCTGTGCCGCCTGCCGCGCATTGTATGCCTGCTCCGCCTCGTCCACCGTCATGCCGCCAGCAACCATATTTCTCTGCGCCGCGATCCTGCGCAAAGCCTCAGAGCCTTCCCCCGTGGTGGAGGGTTTCTCCGCAGCGGCGGATGCGAGGCCGGCTTCCCGCTGCTGCCCCTGCACGGTTTCGCCGCCCGCCATCTCCGCGGTCTCCTGCTGCACCTGCCGGATCAGCGGCTGCGTAAACGCCTGCTCCTGCCGCCGCGCCTCCTGCTCGGCCAGCGCCGCCCGCGCCATCTCCGCAGCCTGCTTCTGTATGTTCTCCTCTCCGCTAAGGTTCCTCGCCTCCTCCGCCGCAGCGGGGGAGATGTCGCCCGCAGGCGACGAAGGGAGCTCCCCCAAGCCTTCCCCCTCGGGGGAAGGTGCCGCCGCAGCGGCGGATGAGGGCAAACCTTCCGCCGCCTGCCCGTTCTCGGAAATTGTGTCCTGATTAACAACCCTGTCCATAATTTCCGCCCGGCCATTTTCGTCCAGCGCATTGAACAGATACCCCAAATCTGTCGGCGTAAACTTCTTCCCCGCGGCCTGTTGCTGGCGCATCGTCCCGGCCAGCTCGGCAGCCTCGCCGCCCTGCTGTTCAGCAATTTCCAGCACAGCGTCCGTCATCTGCTGTGCCTGCACACTCTTGCCGGTCCGCTGTGCCAGACTGTCATTCACGGCATCCACCGGCCCGCTCATGGCCGCGCTCATCAGGCTGCCGATCAGGAAGCTATACCACGCATCCGGGTCTGCCAGTCTCTGGGCAAAGCTACGGTCATCCTCCTGGTACAGCTGGCTGATATAGCTGCCTGCCACGTCACTTACGTACTCCTCCAGGCCCTCACCGGCCATGTTTACCGCACGGTTTGCCAGCCTGCGTCCCGTTGCCGTTTTAAAGATACGGTTTACCGCACCGTCTACAGCGTTAGAAATGCTTGCATACTGCTCCCCGCGCAGTCCGGGCACGCCGTCAAACATCTTTTCGGTTGCGATCTCCACGCCGCCGCTCAACGCACCGGCAAGCCCCGCCGTCAGTGTATCCGCGCCGTTGTCGCGGGCCTCCTGCGCGCTGGCACCTGCCGCGCTGGCATACAGCGCCGTAAACCCAGCCGCCGGTCCGCCCACAGCAGAAGCCGCCATGTTCGGGGCCATGCCGCCCACAGCGCTCACAACATCACCGGCCACGCGCAAGCCGCCGGTCTTGCCCTGCTCCTGCTGGTACATCCCGGCCAGCCGTCCGCCCTGCTCAATGCCCAGCGCGCCGCGCATCGTCTCGTCTGCGCTGATAACGTCTCGTTCGCTGTTGGCTCGCTTCATGCCCACCGTGCTGTATGGGCCTGCATTCCGCAGCTTTTCCTGCTCGCCCGCGGTCAGACTGTCCCAGCCGTTCTTTCCGCCCTCACTGGCAGGCCGCACCTTGTTTTTCCAGTATGCCTCGTTCTGTTTCTGCGCCAGCTTTTGCGCATCCTCTCCGTCCGCCGCATCGTGGACGCGCGCGATCAGCTCCCGCACACTCTGGTCGTTGTCGATCAGGTTGCTGCCCACATTGGCAAATCCGCTCACCGCGCCGGTTCCGGCGCTCTTGGCAAGGTAGGCCAGTGCGCCGTCTTTCTTACCCTGCTGCCCTTTGGCAGCTTTGCCGCCGTCCTTCCGGGCAGCCCATCCGTCGGTGCCGCTGCCTATCATCCGCTGCACTGCCGCCTCCCGGGCCGTCTGGGGCGTGCTTTTCTGCCTGGGCAGATCCAAAATGCCGGTTCGGCCAAACCGCAAAGCCTGCGCATCTCCTGCCACACTGCCGGTAATGCTCAGCCGGTTGTGATAGGGCTGTTCCCGCAGCGTCTGGGCCGTGTCTGCAAGCTGACGCTGTGCAGCCCCCGACTGCAGCCCTTTCCGGAAATTCCCGCTGTCCTCCCCGCTGCCGCCCAGCGCCCGGCTCATCTCCTGCCGCTGCTGTGCCCGCAGCCGGTTCACTGCCGCCGTGCGGGCCATGCTTTCATTCACAACCGCACTGTTGTCGACTCTCGCCGTACTGTCGTTGCTCTGCCACCGGCGTTCGATCTCTTCATCCTCGCTCAACTCCCGGCTTTTCTCCGCTCCGGCGTATACCGGCACATTTTTGGCCGTAGTATGTACCTTGGACCATTTGTTCTTGATCTCACTGCTGCTTGCCATCTCTGGGCCTCCTTAGCCGTAAAACTTCTTCAGCGCCGCATCCTTTTCTTTGGCAGACAGCCCGGGATACTGCCGCGTCAGCGCACTGTACGCCTGCGCACCGGTCAGGCCGTTCACCGCGGCGCTCCGCGCGGCATACTCGGCCCGGCCCTTATTGCTCAAAGGCGCGTTTGCAGGCTGACTGCTGCGGGATGCCAGTGCTCTGTCAATCGCCACCTGCTGCGTCAGTGGCGTGCTGAAGGTTTTCTTTCCCGCGCTGCTGCCGGAACTGCTCTTTCTGGTGCTTTTTCCGCTCTTGCCGGTGCTTTTGCCGCTCTTGCTGGTGCCCGTTCCCACCGCCTTCGCCGCAGCCGCCGCCTGCTTGTACGCCAGCTCCTCCCGGCTCAATGCCAGGTTCGCGTCAAACTGCCGCCGGTTCTCGGCCATCGTGGCATCATACTGCCGCTGCTGCTCGGCCAGCTCCTTCGCCCACTGCTCGTCGGCCACGTCGCCGCGGTAGCCGGTGTACAGGTAGTCGCGGTCCGTGTTGTAGCGGTTCACCTTGTCGCCCCACTCGGTATAGTCGCGGTTGTAGGCCGTGTTTTCCTTCTGGGTCAGGTAGTTCAGGTAATTGTAGTAGTCCGTCACGCTGTCCTGGTACCGCCCGTAGTCCGTCGCGTCGGCTCCCTGATACAGCCCGTACAGGCTCGTCAGGTCGCTGCCCTCGTTCTGGTACCGCGCCATTGCCAGCTGATACAGCTCGGGGATCCTGTCGTTCAGCTCGGTCATGTACTGCTGGTTCGCCTGCGCCGCCGCGCTGGTCGCGTAGCTGTTGCCGTACCCGCCGGTCAGGGCGCTGGCACTGGCCGCTGCGTTCACAGCCGCCTGCCGCCCCTGCTCGGTGTACTTGTCCTTGTACTGCTGGTACAGCGCGTCCTTGTTAAAGTCGTAGTCGAACTTCCGGTTGCTCAGCTTATCCAGCAGCCCGTCCAGCTGGCTCTGATACTTGCTCGTGTACGCGCCGGGCTTCTTCCCCTCGTAATCGCTCAGCGCCTTCTGTGCATCCAGCACCGCACCCGATTTCTCATACGCCCCCGGCGCATTCCCCTCCAGCTGATCCAGTCTCGTCTTGTAATTGCTCATCTTGTGCCTCCCTCAATACCACTCCGCATCGCTGGCAGTGTCTCCGCTCTCCACATCAAATACTGTTATCGTTTCCCCCGTATAATCACTTACAATAGGGGTTCTCAGGACTGCTTTTCCTACAGGCAGCTTCCAGCTATCCGGTATCTCATCGTAATCGTCCAGATTTGTGCAGCCCTCAAAGCAGCCGTTGCACCACTCACAGGACACCGGCATGACCGCAGTCTCTCCGTTTGGCTTTTTCCATCGGTTGCTTTCCCATTTGGCAAGCGAATGACCCGGCATATTGCCTATCCCGATAATCTCCCAGATTTTCTTTTTCTGTCCGTCGGCTGTTGTAATTGTTGGTGTGCTGCCCGTCAGGTTTTTGCACCCCTTAAAAGCATTTCGCAGTTGGGCGTGCGGGTTATTCCAGCACAGGCCGGCTCCTTCATCTCTCCCATATTTTGCCCCAAGCGTAAGCTGATTGTAAAACCAGTCAAACAGCCCATTAGGCAGACTTGTCAGTACTGTATCGTTTTCAAAAACACCGGCGCAGTCGCACGGCTTCAGCGCAGCGAATACGTCCTTGTGTATGCTTTCAAGTCGCTTGCAATTTGCAAACGCCCCGGCCATCGTCCCCGTGCAGTGGCTTGTAAAAGAAAACCGGTATCCCTGCTTTTTCCCATATTCCTCATTCCAATGCGTTTCGGCTTCGGCATCAGCGTCACGCAGGTTTCCCAGCTTTCGCAGCAGCCGGATGGGTATTTCCGTGATATAGCTGTAAGCAAACGCATCTCGCAGATTTAACATGGAGGCAACAGTGTCCCTCATATCGTAGTTTCCGTAGTTATAGTTTCGCGTGGACACTCTTTTGCACTTCTTGTAGTAGTTTTTCCCATGGTAGGTTGTCATCAAATTTCTTGCACCATCGTATACCGCCTCTCTTCTCGCAAACGTCATCCTGGTCTGTCTGCGTATGGACTTAGAATAAGCTCCTTCCCCATACGGCTGATCTCCCTGTGCTTCTTCATAGCCCACATCTACTTTCAGTATCCCAGGCCATCCAAAATAAAGTACACAGCCGCCCTTATTGAAGGCATCTGCTGTTTCTTTATCATTGTACTTTGTTTCGTGCCGCACAAAGCCCAGCGGACTTAGTGTGCCAACAAAAATGCCCTTTGTGGCACTGGCCGGGCACAGGATCGTCGTCCTGTTCATCCTCGCATAATCAGCGTCCGCTTCATGACTTACCCTCGTTTTGACCAGGCAGCTGCTCCCGTCGTTAAACTTTACAATGCCATCGCCGCGGATTCCGATCTGACACGCGCCGCTATACTCGAACTCTATATAATCCCAGTCCACCCGCCACCGGTACGCCCCCTGTGATAAATTCGTGAATACTTTCAGCGGATAGTCAGCGTTTGAGTACGTATCCCGAAGCTCACTGTACGTTCCGTCTCCTGCGCCGGTTTTTGCATTTATGTATATGCGCGGCGGTTCATCCTCATCATGCACTTCGGCAAATTCAAACTGTTCTTCCCCGTTGTAATATACGGCGCTGTGTTCTACGCCCTGGTAGAATATCCGTCCACAGGTAACGCGTTTGTGCATTATTCGTACACCCCCACATCACGCACCAGATAAATCACATCAGGGTCCATTTTATCCGGCAGCTGCTCCACGCTCACAACCTTCACTGTGCCACCACCTCCTCCTCCGCTCTCTCCCGTCGTCGTATTTCCGTTTCCCAGCCTATCCCCGATCCCCTTGATCTGCTCCGTCAGCTGTTTCAGTTCACTCGGCTGCCACCCCTGCGTTCTGTCCCCGGTATTGATGTTGATCGTCGTCCCGCTGTTCCCGGCCAGCGCGTTGATAAGCTGCCGTATCAGATCCAGTTGATCCTGCACGTCGTTGCTCAGCTGATCTTCTCCGATGTTCCCCAAAAGATACCGCAGCTGCTCGTTCAGCTGGTACAGGTAGCTTTTAATCTGCTTGCTGTCTGTCGCATCAAACTTGTCGCTGTTGATGTCCGGCAGCTTCAGGTCTGCCAAACTCGCCATTACTTTACGGCACCTCCCACCTGCATGACTTTGTTCATGTTGAACAATTTAAACACGCCCTCACCCTCCAGCCGCAGCGCGGCATGGTCGCACCGGCGCAGCACCACCGGCACCAGCAGGCTCGCATTGCGCCCGCCGTGCACCGTCTTGGCCGTGATCCAATCCCCGTCATCGTACCGCACCTTGACGGTCATCGTGCTGCCCTCCGGCAGCCAGACCCGCAGCTGAAAACGGTTCAGGTACTTCGCGTTCAGCTCCCCGAGGCCGATCATCCCTGTCTCGGCCCACCATCTTTCGCTCAGACCTTCCCTGCCCGCCGTCACGCCGTCCGGCTCCATCTTCAGCACGCTGGCGTCCGCCATCACCATGTAGCCGTCCCCGTTCTTGCAGTAGAACGCCGTGACCTGCACATCGTCCTCCCGGCTCCACAATCCGTGCTCCACGTCGTAGCAGAATACGCGGTTCTCCCCTGCCGCCGTTTGCATGTGGATGTAATATTTCCCGTTTATGCACCCGGCCACGGCGTTCCTGTACGCCACATTGCCCAGCGCCTCGCTGATGCTGCTCGGCAGCCCGCCGTCGTAGCTTACCACATCCACCGGGCTCTTGTAGTACAGCGTTTCGTTCACAATAACCAGGCTCTTTTCACTGCCCTGCTGCACGCCGCGGCAGTTCGTCTGGCTGATCTGATAGTTCGACGGCTTTGTGCCAAACAGCTTCAGCAGGCAGTCCTCTTTGAAGAACAGCACGTACCCCAAAAACGTGACTGCCCCGGTAAACCTGCCAGGCGCGCCCACCGTCACGGCGTAGCTGTCGGTGTTCAGCCCCATGTAGCTCGTCCAGTTCGTGGGGTCGCCCAGCTTGCAGGCCCGCAGCTCGTTGGTTTTCGTGCTGCACCCCCACAGCCGGTTGTTGCACTCGGTAATGTAGTCCAGCTCCGGCAGCTCGCGTTCCACCGTGATCGTGCCCGTCACCGTCGCCGCCGCATCGATGATGCCCGCCACCATAATGCCGTCATCGTCGGCAGCGTAGACGATCATGTCCCCGTTCAGGTCGTCGTACCCCGTCAGGCCGCTCACCTTCACGGTATCGTACAGTGCCAGCCCTCTGCCCAGCCCCGCCGCCGTGATCCGCACGTAGGTTGTGCCAACGCTCACCCAGTCCTTGGCGCTCGTGCTGTACATCTTCAGCACGTGGGGCGTCTCGCCAGTGTCCAGCCACAACTTGGCGGTGTCCCCGGGGGCCGTGCCGCTCACCACATAGTCCGTGTAGGCGGTCTTGTCGTACTTGCACAGCGTCACATGCACGCTGGCCGCCGTGTTCTTCACTCCCAGCGTGTCCACCGTGCCATCCTCGGCATTGTACCGCACGCCGTCCGGGAACACGATGACCCAGGCCCCCATTGCTATGATCTGCCTCTGCACGCTCCCGGCCAGCAGCAGGTTTGCGATTTTCGTGTTTTCCTTGTACAGCTCGGTTCCCTGCGTCCAGTACAGCACGCCATCCCGCACGCAGGTTGCCTTCATAGGGCCGGAAGTATCCTGCGACGCCCTGCGCCCCCGCACCGTCAGCACCGGGTACAGCCCCGTGCTTATATTCTGGCAGTCGTAGAAGCTGCCCTCCGCGGGGGCATCGTTGTGGTTGTAGCCCAGCCACCGCACCACGCTGTCCGTCGTCTTGCTCACAGATTTAAGGCCGGGCAGATACATTTCCGTTTCCCTCCATTCCACGTTCTGGCGTGCAGGCCGCCGCTCTGCATCGGCATGACCTGCCGGTTGTAATATTTGGCGTAGTCGTTATAGCTCTGGTTGTACAGCGCCGCGTCGTTCTGGTACAGGTCGTATTCCTGATTCTGCAGGTCGATCTGGCACGCCAGATACTGCACATACATCCGGTCATACGGCTTCACCGCCAGCAGCAGCTTGTCATCTGCGCCGCTCTCGTCCGCGGGGTTGTATCCGTTAAAGATCAAGCTCTGCCCGTGCTCGTGCGTCATCACCAGCTCGCGGTACACTGCAAAATCCACTTCCTCCAGCCACCGCACCTTTGTAGTTCTGTCTACCGCATTCGGCTTGATGGCATCCAGCTGGCGTATCGCCTCTCCAATCGTCATGCCTGTCCTCCTTATCACAAAAGGGCAGAGATGTCACCACCTCTGCCCTCCTTTTCTCTGCCTTCGCGTATCACTCCGACACGTTCTCGGCAATGTACTGCATTGCCGCAGCCTGCTGTGCCTGACTGTTCTCCAGGATCTCCACCACAGCCTTCGGCACCTTCACGCGCGCGCCGCGCTTGATTTTGTACAACACACCGTTCAGGCCAACCGTGATGTCGGTATCCTTCGGGTTTGCCGGGTTCATCGGCACCAGCAGATCCGTCAGCTCCATGTTGGGGTCACCCTCCTCGGCCACCTTGGCCGGGGCGCGGGCCGCCATCTCGGCTTCCTTCACAACCTCGCTGGCGTCCTTCGTGGCCGCCTCGGCCAGGTCAGCCGCCATATCTTTCTTTGCTGCCATGCTCCATACCTCCTTCCCAATCATTGTATGGGCCGATGCTCACCATCGTCCCCAAGCCTTCCCCCGAGGGGGAAGGTGCCGCCGCAGCGGCGGATGAGGGCAGACCTTCCGCAGCCTGCCCATTTTCCCCGTTGACTTAGTTTGCCTGCGCCGCTGCGTTCCAGCTCGATCCGCTCTCCACGCGGATCATGTACTCCTCGGTCAGGATCTCCGCCGTCTTAACGGCCTTCCAGCCGATGGTAGAGCGCTGATCCAGCGGGTCAGACGTGCCGCCGCTGCCCTTCTGCTTGACGATGGTCTCCAGACCGCCGCCGTTGACGCTCGTCTTGCCGTAGGCGTTTGCGGCAATAAACAGCGTGCCGAATACCGCCACGCCGTCCGCGCAGTTGTCGGCAGTGCCCTTCCAGATCTTTGCCTCGGTAGTCTGCACAAAGCGCACACCGCCGATCTTGCCGATCTCACCGTTGTAGATGTTCTCGGGGTGCTGGTACTTTTGGATGTCGATCCACTGGTCCCCGGCCTCCATCATCAGGTCGTAGGCAACGTAGGGGTGGATGATCGCAACAAAGTCCCCGTTGATAGGCTTTGCGTTTGCCGCCTTCAGCGCCGCAGCGGCGCGGAATACCTCCTTCACGGTCAGCACGTTCTTGGCAGTCAGGCCCGCGCGGCTCGTGACCGCGGTCTCACCCGTAGAACTGGGCGTCGGCTGATACATAACGTTCGTACCGGCGGCCAGCTTCTCGCGGGTCACGGTGTCCAGCGTGCGGCCCGCCTGGCTGCCGATCAGCGACAGCGTCTCCACAATCGTGTTGTCGATGGCCGTCATCTCCAGCATGTCAGACAGCGTCACGTAGTCGCCGTACTGGCTCACCGTAGCCGTCTGCGACGTGACCGACAGGCTCCTGCCGTCGGGCGTCACGCCCTCGGTCAGCGGGGTCGTCGCCTTCGGCAGCGCCGTGAACTTGCGGAACTCAATAGTCTTGCCGCCGTTCTTCGGAATGTTGCGCTCCTGGCCGAACTGGTCATGCACCAGCTCGGGTTCCGCCTCGTCGATCAGCGTCTTGTCGTAAAAGGTTTTCATCTCGGCAGACAGCGTGCTGGTGCCGGTGGTGTTGGTGTTCGGGTTTCCGGCAAAGCGCTGGATGTCCACCATTTTGTTCATCTTGAACATTTTCAGCTCCTCACAGAGCCACTCTCATCACAAAACCACGCGCTCCCCCGATCTGGCTCTCTCGATCAGGGCGCGTCTGTCGGCCTTGCTCATGTGCGCCACGTCCGGCGCGCCGTTCACAGCGCCGGTGTTGGCCCCGCCATTCTCCGGCGGGCGGTTTCGGTTTGCCTGTACGCTGGCCGCCACCTGTTGGGCAGCCTTCTGGCCTGCGTACCGCATAGCTCCCATCATGATCTCATCGTGATGCAGCACCTCATAGCAGGTTTTCACATCGATGCCGCTGTTCAGCAGCTTGGCGAAATGCGCGCCATGCGCGGGGTCGTTCAGCTCCGCTTCCAGGTCAAGCTCCGGGTAGAACTTTTTGGCCTCCTCCACCTCGGCATTCAGCGCGGCCAGTGCCTGTTGCTCGGCCTCATGGTTGGCAGCTTCCCGTTTGGCAGCCAGCAGCTGTGCGTTCTCGCGCTCCATCCGCTTGTAGTTTTTGTACTGCTCCACGCTCATCCCGGCTTTGGCGGCGTCCTCCTCCCAGAAGCTCTGGTCAGCCTCAATCGCCTTGCCAAGCCCCGCCACGTCCTCCGGCTTTACGCCGTACTTTTCGGCCAACATACCCAAAATGGGCTGTACGGCCTTCAGGCTCGCTTCGGTCTGCTTCGACTTCGCAAACCGCTTGTCGATGATTTTCTGCATCTCCTGGCCGAACTCGTCCTTGTACTCCCCGGTGATCATCCCGCGGAACAGGGTCAGCTTGTCCGGCCCGGGCTGCTGTTGGCTGGCCGCACCAACACTTTTTTCATTCCCCGCGGCGTCCGGGGTTCCTTCCGCACCGGCAGTGCCCGCTGCACCGCCCGCGCCTGCGCCCGCTGCACCAGCGCTGCCGCCCTCGGCAAAGCGCTGGATGTCCGGCCATTTCTCCGTTTTCCTCATGATGTACTCCTTCTGCGGTCTTTCCCGCGTGTCTTTCAGCAGTAGGGCGGGATGTCCCCCTTGGCCTTCCCCCTCGGGGGAAGGTGCCGCCGCAGCGGCGGATGAGGGCAAACCCTTCCTTGCCGCCCTGTCAGCCCACTGTAGGGGCCGATGCTCGTCATCGGCCCGCGGGGCGGTCACTTACCGGCGCGGCTCGTTTTGTAAGGTCCTGCGTTCCCTTACTTTCCCATCATACCCCCGCCTATATGCCGTTTTCCCCCCACGCATCCCCGTTTTGCAAAATTTTTTCTGTAAAACTCACATATTCCGGGTACTGGTACGCCAGTGCCCTCAAGAAAGAGGCCGTCGCATCCATCAGCTTGTACGCCTGGTATCCCTTTCCGTCTACCTCATGCAGCGCAGCGCCCCTGCGCCCGCCGCACCGGCAGCCGAACGCCAACAGGTTCGTTTCCAGCATCTCCATGGCCGTGCTGATGGCAGCGCATACCACATCCTGCCCGCAGGCCGCGGCTCCCGCGTGCCCTTCAGCCCGCATCCGCATCCGGCTGTCGCCCACACGGCGCAGCCATACCACGCGGGTCACGTCTCATCCTCCCCGCGGTGCGGGTTGGCGTTGTTCTGCGCCCGGCGCTGTGCCTGCACGGCCAAACTGTTGCCCGCCGCCACGTTGCCGATGCTGTCCGTCGTGACCTTGTGCCTGCTGTCAGCCTTTCCCGGCTGCGCCTGCTCGCCGTTCTGGATAGCCTGCCCCATGTTGGCCGTGATGCCCGTGCCGTTCTGCGCATCCAGCACCGCGGCCATCTTCATCATCGTCGCCTGCAGCTGCTGCACTTGCTGGAACAACCCGCCATTCTTCTGCACGTCCTCCAGCACCTGCTCCTTGCCGTCAAAGTCCATCATCTGCAGGCAGGCCGCCGACTGATCGGCCAGCTCCGGGTTGAAAAATCCCATCTGGTACAGCTCCTTGGCAAGCTCGTTCTGGCTCAACCGGCTGTAGGTGGACTTTTTCGCCGCCACCACGTTGATGTCAAATACCGGCAGTTTCTCGCTTACGCCCCACCCGAAATCCATATCCTCCCGTTGGGGCACCAGGCCGCTGTTGTCGAAGTTCATGAACTCATACCCTGTCCCGTCCTCACCGGTAATACGGAACGCCCGCGGCGCGGTGTAGAACTGCCGCATCAGCTCAATGCAGAGGTTGCACTCCTCGGTAAAGGCCCGGTACGCGCTCTTCAGGGCATCCCGGCTCAGCTTGCTGCCTGCCTCCTGCAAAGCGGCAATCGCGCTGGCCGCCGTAACGCCGCTGCCGGTCACGCCCTGGCTGAAATCCCGGTTTCCGCTCGTCTCCTTCAGCTCGCTGATCTTGTTGTTCAGGTGCGTGACGTAAATGTCAGACAGCACTGGCACCTGTACGCTGCGCACGGCATCTTCGCCCAGGTTGCCGTCCACGTGGATGATGCTCTTGTCCAGGTCGGTAAACTCCGACTCGTTCAGTCCGCTGCCGCGGTTTACGAAGTACCGTATCCGGCTGGCCGCGTCGGCATTGCGCGTGATCGCCGCCCCCAGCACGTCAATACTGTACTGCGTGCCTTTCATCAGTTCAATGTACCCAAAGCCCGCCGGGCTGCCCGCCATCGGGAACATCACGTCCATCACAAACGGATACTTCCCGTGGTCGTAGTACCCGCGCGCGGCATAATCAGGGTCGTTCTCGCTGGCGTACAGCACGCAGTCGTTCACAAACTTACAGTAGTGCAGCCGCCCGGCCTTTTTGTAGTACCAGTCAACCACAAAGCTCTTGCCGTCGGTGCGCACCTGGTCGTCGTACAGGTACTTCGGCACCTGCTCCGCGCCGCCGGTGTGGCCCTGCGCCCACGGCCAGCGCTCCAGCAACACTTCGTCGTCAACCATTTCCACATGAAACAGGTTCCGGCTCGCCTGCAGGTCGGTTACGCCCGGCTCCCAGTACAGGTTGAGCAGATCGACCATCCGGATGTCGATGTCTCCAAGCCCTCCGGCCTTGCTGCCGTCCCAGACCACCATCTTGCAGCCGGTGCCGTGCTTGATCTTGTACCACCATGTATCGTTGTACACCTGCTCATATCGGTTCTGCTCCAGCACCACCGGCAGGATCGCGCTCAGCTGTTTGGCTGTCTCGGTGTCATCCTTTGCCCGCGGCAGTACGTTGGGCTCCGGGTAGTTGTCCATCGCGTCCGCGTGCTTGTTGGCAAGGGAGTTGAAAAGCCACGCCGAATCCGGCGCATTGTTCAGCGTCATCTCCGTGCCGTCGCCCTGGTTGTGCAGCCGGTACCACTGCTCATTGTTGATGATCTTCTCGTTTAGCGCCTTCTTCCCCTGCTTGTACTCCTGCAAAGTCAGCGCCGCCTGCCGCACCTGCTCCACCCCGATAGGCCCCTTTACCCCCACCGGCCAGGATTGTTCATCTTGAACATTCCCCGCACCTTCTCCCAAGCCTTCCCCCACCTGCCGCACTTCGTTCACCGGCATTTTCCCGTTGATCATCCGTTTCTTCGCCATCTCTCAATTCCTCCTTTTCAAGCCTTCCCCCTCGGGGGAAGGTGCCGCCCGCAGGCGGCGGATGAGGGCAGACCTTCCGCAGCCTGCCGTTATCCTTCAAATCCTCAAAACCTTCGTTCCCGTCTGCTGCTCCCTGTACAGATCCAACGGGTCCTCCTCCGGCACGGCCCGCTTCACGTTGGGTCTCGGGCTGATCGGCGACGCCATCATCACGTACCGCCACTCATCGTAGATGTGGTCCTCCATGTCGGTGTCAATGTCCTCGGGCCGCGTCTCGCTGTACACCAGCATCGGCACCGTGCGTATGAACCCCCGGCAGGTGTTGAATACCTGGAACATGCACTGTCCGTTTTTGTCAAAGGCCAGCCGGTAATGACACTGCATCAGCCCCGGCAGCCGCTTGTGGTCGCCCGGCTGCCAGTAGACCATGTTCGGCGGCCTCACCATCATCTGGGCAATGCTCTCCCCTCGGCTCTCCTCAAAGATCGCCGGGTCCGCCACGCCGATGATCTGCCGCCCGCGCAGCATCGGGTCGTTCTCCTCCCGCTCCCGGATTCCCTCGGCGATCTCCTGCGGCGTCAGCTTCAGACCGGTGTTCGGCTCCTTGGTACAGCCGTACCACTCCTTGATCCTGTACACCTTGCCGTCGCCATCGGCGGCATACCATCCCACAGAAAACGGCTTCGAATACCCGAAGTCGAATCCCCGCCAGATCTTCCACCAGCTCGGAATCTCAAACGGCTCAATGACGTGCGTCCACGCCCCGTCCTTGTAGTGCGTCGGGTCGTTGCGCCATTCCTCAAAGACCTGTCCGCTGAAAATATCCCAGTCGCCCAGCAGCAGGGCCTTCCGCTGTTCTTCCGGCAGCATCTCCAGCCGCTGCACATACTCGGGGTCGCCCTGCATCAGAAACGGGTTGTCCTGGACCAAACTGGGTATAAACAGCCGCGTCCTCCCGCCCGCCTTGAATATCTGCCCCGCCGGTGCCGGGTCGATGAATCGCTCCTTCACCCAGGCATGGCCGACGCCGCCCGGGTTCGTGCTGCTCTTGATCCCTCGCGGGAATGGCATCACGCCGCGCACGCGGCTCATCAGGTATATGTACTGGTTGTACGTGAAGTGGGTCAGCTCGTCAAAGCGCACCACGTCGTACTCCGCGCCCTGATACCGGTACACGTCGTTTTCCTTGTCGCAATACCCGAATTCCAGCACGCTGCCATTCTTCAGCATTCCGCGGTGTGTACTGGAATTGTACCGGTACACCTTCAGCGGGAAGAACTTCAGATGTTCCTGCACCAAGCTGCGCTCCAGATCGGGGTAGGTACGCCGCAGCACCAGCTGGCGGCTGCCCGGATACCGCAGCCCGTACAGTAGCGCGTCCACCAGCTGGCCGCGGCTCTTTCCGCCTCCTGCTGCGCCCCCAAACAACGTCTCATCCGCCCGCGAATCCATAAACTTTTTTTGTTTTGGGGTAACTGCCAGATTAAGTACCATCCTTCACGCCTCCTGCCGCCCCCAGCCTTCCCCATCGGGGGAAGGTGGCCCCGCAGGGCCGGATGAGGGCAGACCTAATGTTATTTCCCATCTTCCCCCTTCGGCACATCCTCCGTGACCTTCAGGTTCACCACCAGCTCATTGTCCTGCACCTCCAGCTTTTCTGTAAACAGGCCCTCATGCTTGCCCAGCAGCTCCAGCGCCTTCAGCCGATCCCGCGTGCCGGGCCGCCGCATCAGCACCATATCACGGCCCATATCGCCGTCATATTGATAATCCGCGTACTCAGTCTCCCCGCGCGCGATCTCGCTCAGCTTCTCCAATATCTGGCTCGCGTTCATCACGGCCCCGGCGCTCGCCTCGGCCCGGGCCTTGTCTATCAGGTACTGGTACCGCATCCATACGTGCGGCTTCTTCAATTCCTCGCTCGCCTTCCGGTTCACGATCCGCGCCGCCGCCTTCGTGTTGTAGACCTGCCGGTAAGCCTCCCCCTGCTTCATCCCGCCGACTACCAGCTCCACGAACTTCTCCTGCTTATCCGTCAGGTTCCGCACCCGTTCTCACCTCCACCTCAATGTTACCCCACTTTTTTCTTGTTTTCCCCCCACGCTGTTGATAACTTTTCCGTCCGCCGCGAATGATGTACAAATCCTACAGTCAGGTGCCGCAATCTTTATGCACAATTCCATCTTGCAAGCCGGACGTTATTAGCCTATAATAAAAGCATAGAAACCGGACGTTATTAGCCGATTTACAACACACACTAAGGAGCTTTATCATGAAAAAGAACACCAACGATTTGTCCGACGTCTTTGGGGGCAGCCATTCCACCCCCGACCTCTGGCTTAAAACGATTCTGCACCGCCACGACACCATCAGTGACGCTGGCAGCGTGAAGGTCGGCAACGACAGCTTCTCTGTTCTCATTTCCACCGGCGACGGCGATGGCGAATCCGCCTACTGCGTTTACACGCAGCAGGAGCTGGATGCAGACAAGATCAACACCGCCGATCTCAATTACTTCACGCTGCTTTCCGGCAAATTCTCCGTCTACGACTACGACTGCGGCGACACTGTCTCCGATACGTTAGAGGGCCGCTTCAACGTTTTCTATGCAGAGGGCATCGTGTTTTTTGTGAAGGTCGATTGATTTTATTTTTGAAAGGAACGCCCTTATGAATAAACAGAACTCCAAGCACCAGCAGGACAGCGAAGCGGACATCTGCCCGCTCCTTGCTCTCCGCACCGCCAAGGGTATGACGCAGGAAGAACTGGCCGCTAAGTCCGGCATCAACCCCCGCCAGATTCGCCGGTTTGAGACGGGCGAAGCCAAGGCTGGCAACATCACGCTGGCAAGCGCCGCCCGCCTCGCCGCCGCCCTCGGCGTTGAAATTTCCGACCTTCTCCCTGACAGCATCAAATAAAGCCGCTTTTTACGACACAATACCCCGGCAGGTCTCCGCAGGCCCGCCGGGGTATTTGTTTTATCCTGTTTTCGTATGCCCACTCTCCAGCAGCCATCTGCAATACGCGCACCCCGTCTCTCTCGGCATCCGTGCGCAATGCTCCTCCAGGTACGTTTCCCGCTGCTCCGTGCTGGCAAACCGCGTCAGCGTCGCCGTCCCCGGTATAAATCCCTCGCAGGTGATGCTGTACCTGGCGTAGCTCAAAAAGAAAGGGCACTTTATATCCGCTGTCTCTCCGTACTTCATATCGGTACCTCAACAAAGAAAGGCGGCAGCCTTGGGAGCGCCGCCGCCTCTCCACCAATAGGAGAAAAATCATGCCGCCGGGGCAGAGCAAACATGTGTAGAATCAGGAGAGATCGTACCGCCGCACCTCGGTCCCGGCACCTCTATCATCATTTCTGCGTCCGCCCTTTGTCAAGTCCAAAAATGTTCAACATGAACATTTTACCGCTTTTCTGCCGCCCCGCCGGGCAATCCGCTTTGTGCAGGCTATGTTCGCTTGTTTTCATCGGTCAAGCGCCTCGAAGCGCCTTTCCTGCGCTACATCCGGGTATTTTTGCTTATCCACAGGCGACAGGAACATTTCAAGTGGCCGAGCCCACTGTTTTGTAGGGTCACCAACCCTGTGATAAATCACCATCAGCTCCGCCGACTCGCTATGTACCGCGATGCCGTCCACAACATAGGTTGCGCCCTTGAAGTGTCTGTACACATTGCCGAGCATAGCTCGCCTGTAAAGACCCGCCTTGCTCTGTGCGGTTTCACGTTCAGTCATTATTTCACCATCCTTGCAATCACTGTCATCTTCATCATTAAAAAGTCCGCTGCTATCTTCCCAGAGTTTACATATTCCATCCGCGCGCTGGAACATCTGGTACTCATACATCTTGCTTTCCGGGTTTATGCACCGCATAGCTTTCCAGTATTTGCACCTGCCACAGCGAGGATGGTCGTTTATCAACATACGCTCATGCCTCGCATTCCCCGCACTGCGCGTTGCAGCTTGTTCAGGTTACAGTCCATCTCACTCACAAACCTGCGGCACAGCTTAGGGTTCACGGCGTTGCCCAGATTGCAGTAGATAAACTCCATCGACTCCCGGCTGAACGACATACTGCATACCTTGTTGATGCCGTGCAGGTGGTAATTCTGGCTGCGGTTGCTGCCACCCTTGATCGCCTCACGGCTGAGATATTCGATCACCCGCGCTCGCAACTCGTCGATGGTCTGCACCCCGTCCAGCGGAACCCATGTGTTTCTAAGCGGATAGACGACCAGCTCCAACCTCATATTGATGAAACATTTCGGGAATGCTTCTGCCAGCAGCGACCTGATCTTCGGGTCGAGAATCAAATTATCCATTGTTTTCACCCTTTCTGGGAATCTTAATCATTACGGCATTGTGATCTGCGCCACCGCATCCTGCGTTTTGTCCTTCTCGTCCAGTAAATCAGGTTTCCGTTTCATGCCGCGTCTCCTTCATTTTCAGCCTGGCCCCGTACTTCCTGCGCAGGCGTACCATCTCCTTCGCTGCATACAGTGCCGTCTCCCTGTCTCCTTCCTCCTGATAGATGCCGCACGCCACGCCGTGGAACGCCAAAAGCACATCCACATGCCAAACCGGCGGCTCGAGCATAGTGGAGATCCACCTGTACCACCGCTCTGCATCCCCTTTGCTGGAACAAAGGTAGCTCATCATCAACTTAATGCACCGTTTCTTCGTCATGGCCTTCCCTCCAAAATATCAATCGCCTTGCGCATCGCCGCGCATCCGTGCACGCTGCATGCCTGCTCAAACCCGCATCCCAGGCAGCATTCCGGTCTGCGTTCCACAGCCACCCGCCTCAACTGGCGCAGCAGCTCCGGCGATGCCTTCTCATACGCCACACTCTGACACTGCTCGTTGTCGTATCGTAGATTCTTCATATCAGCCCTCCCACTTCGGCACCCGGAACCACCCCAGAACGTCCGCCTCCAACGCATACGCGCCGTTCCTGTCCATGCTCCATACGCCGCGGGCCTTATGCCAGTAGGCTAACCCTTCCATCTCGCTGTTCTCGATCTTGTAATGCACAACCGCATACACATCCTCCGGCGGCGGTTCCCGGTTCCAGACGATGATCTGATCCCATGCCTTATCTTCCAGCGCTGCCGATTTCCCGCTCAACGCATTGCGCAGCTCTCCAAATCTACCGCTCTCCACTGCGCTTTCTTCTTCCGCATCCGCCGGGTCATCCGTAGGGGGCGGCGTCCTCGACGCCCCGCTCTCCGCCTCCTCCGCCGCAGGCAGCGGAGAAAACTCCCCTTCCAAGCCTTCCCCATCGGGGGAAGGTG